GTCGAGGCCACGCTGAGGGAGCCCGTGGTGTACTCCCCGTGCGTCAAGATCACGTCCCGTCGCTCACTCCACGGCCACGGCTCCTGCACGTGGAGATCGGAGAGCCCCTGGTTCAGCAGGCGCTTGGCGATCGTCTCGTCCGCTCCCGAGGCGGTCGTCGAGCCTCGGACGGCGTTCAGGACAGCCGTGATGAGGTCCCCAAAGGTTGTCGGCGTCGTTGATGCCGACATTCACGAGACCCACTCGATCAGGATCGCGGCGAGCAGTCCGCCGAGGGCACTGTCGAGGACCCAGAGGGCGAAGAACGCCACGGCCACGATCCAGCCGAGGAGACCGTGCAGCCCGGTGTTGACCCGGTCATGGTCGCAGCAGGGACAGAGGTGATCCTCCATGCCTTCGATGCTGGTTCCCGGCGCATCACTAGCGGGCAATCACGCCTCCGTCTTCGTCGTGGCAAGGTTCGTGTGTGAACCTCGCGACAAGCGCGCGGAGCGCGGCCGGCTGCTCAGCGGGCAGGTATCCCGCCAGCGCGCCGTAGACGCGCCGGATGACCTGATGGACGCCGTGACACAGCTCATGCGTGATGATTTCGGTTGCCCGAGTGAGATGTTCGTGACTCACTCCCCACTCCGGCGGAGGCAGGCGGAAGAAGATCGTGAGCCCGTCTGTGTCCATGCGCGACGGCACGCAGCCGAGGAGGCGCTCACCGGCGCTGCTCCGGCAGGCGATGACGAGGACGTCGACGGGCTGCACGCTGACGGTGGCGAGGCCGTGACCCTTCGAGACGACGACGGGCTCGAGGGTCCCACCCGTGGCACACCCCGCGAGGAGAAGTACGGCGAGCAGACACGTCGCCGTGCTCACGCCGTACGTTCCCACATGTAGACGACGAGGTACGGCTGAAGGTTGCTGTGCGCCCCACCCCCACCCGTGTTCTGGTTCGTCGCCGTCGCGTTCTGGTTCACCGCCGTCGTCGCTCCTGTCACCTCAGTCACTTCCGCTTCGGCCGACGAGGTGTCGAGGGTTCCGTGCTCGTAGGACGTGGCACTGCCCGTGGTCGCCGTCTGCGAGGTGACGACGTGGGTGTGCGCGTTCTGGGTGTGCGTGTGTGCATCCTGCACGTGCGTGTGCGCCGGCATCTCGGCCGCGGCCAGGGTGACGGTCTTCGAGCCCCCGGTCTCCCCGAGCGTGTCGAATTCCGCCTGGTGTCGCGTCGATCCCGACAAGCACTCGCCCCGTCCCGATCGCCGCCCACGTGCCGTAGCCGAGGAGCGTCGCCGGGTTCGTGGCGACGTTCGCCAGGTAGATCGAGCCGACCGGGAACGCCTGACTGGTACTCGGCAGGTAGGCGGTCGGGATCGTGCCGGTCGTGCAGTCGTAATCGCTGGTCTCGACATAGACGCACTTCTTGGCCATGACTCACGGCCGCGTCGCGGAATGGGTCCAGGTGGTCGTGGTGCCGTCGAGGGGCACGGTGACATAGCGCATCGACCCGCCGAGGTTGTAGGCGAAGACGAGTTTTGTGGCCGCGGCGTCATGGGCGTCCTGCGTGTAGATCGCGACCCCGGACCCGGCGGTCAACTGGGTGGTGGTTGGCGTCCCGCCGGCGCCGGACGAACCCGTGATGACGAGATAGTTCGAGGCGATCGGCGACTGGCCGAGCGCGAGGCCGCGCACGATCAGATCACGGTAGTTAGTAGTCGCGCCCGCATCGGTGACACTCACGACGCCTGCCGCTTGGCGGTTCAGTGCCGTGTCCGGCGTGACGGTCAGCGAGCTCCCCGCGACAAAGTTGTAGCCACGGTCGCTGGTAGTAACCCACCCAGTGTTGTAGGAGAAGGTCGCGACCGATGTCCCGGCCCGGGCAAACTGGATCAGGAAGTTGGCATCGTCGAAAAAGATCCCGAGGTTGTTGGCGCCGGACACCACAGACGGCAAGGCCACCGTGCCGGCAGGAAGGATGAGTTGCCCACCAGCGAACGTCAGCGTATTCGTCCCGCCCGTCAGGGTGACGTCGCCCGCGCCCCAGTCGATGACGCCGGTGGCTGCCAGCGAGAGCGTGACCCCGCTGAACGTAATGTCCGCGTCCGAGCTCAGGGCGGAAGTCCCAGACCAGAGGGCGAGGCGGTCGGTCGCCCCGGACCCGGTAATGGATGCCGCCGCCGCCGAATACCACTTGACGTCCGGCATCTCAGGACGCCTCGGAGATCAGCCCGAACCGGATGGAGACGTACTGAGTGGCGACCCCGGCCGGATAGTCGGCGGCGTCCGTGTTCGCCGCCGCCAGTTTCAGGTTGTGCGAGAGGTTGTGCAGGCCGACGTGCAGTTCTCCGGTCTCGTCTTCATCGACGTACGGGATCTTGAGACCCGTGACCGCGTAGACCCATTCCGTCGCGCTGATGACGTTGAGAGGACCGAAGGCAGCCGTGGCATCCGCTGAAGCCCATTCCCAGTAGTCGATCAAGGCATTCGCGTACGGCGTCGCGGCTAGTCGCTGGTAGAAGACGTCCCGGGAATAGAACGAGACCGCCACCGCCCCGAGCGTGGCCATCGTCAGCCGGATCGAGGTGATGTAGCTCGACAGCTTCCCGGCGCCGGAGACGACGATGTTCTCGTACTCGGAGGCGCCCCGAGCGAGCTGATCCGTGAAGTGCAAATCCCGGTTGGTGGTGACGAAGAAGATATTGTCCTTGTTGATCACGGGGGCCTCCTATCCCGATCCGGTGCTGACCGGCGGGTCCGGGCGGTCCACCTCGGCGAGAGCTCCCTGAATGCGGAACATCTCGGCCTCGCAGTTCTTCACCGCTTGCTCGTACTTGAGCTTTTCGTTCAGGAGTTGGCAGAACTTCGCTTCCAGTTCCTGCTTGCGGTCGACCTTGGCGGCCAGCCGCAGATCGAGCAGCCCCATCGAATGGTCAGCCACCGGCCAGTCGCTTTTCGGCCTGCTTGGCGCGGGCCGCGACGAGCCGCTCCCGGAGGGCCTGTTTCTGTTCCTCGTTGAGCGGAGCCCGCACCTTCCGCACCTTCCGCGGCTTCGTCTCGCGCGCCTGCACCTGCGCGAGGGCGGAATGCACCGTCCCCTGCGCCGGCATCTCCGCTGGCCAGTTCTCCTTGGCCTTCGGGCTCATGGCGAAGACGCCGGGGATCTGGGCATTCGCCATGAACGTCGAAGCCCCGGACTGCGGGCCGATCTCGGGCCGGAAGCGTTCGACGTTCGAGTGGTCCGGGTCCTCCGTGTCGGGGTCGATCGCCCATTGCGCCCGCTTCCACTGCTGGATCGCCCGCTTGGTCGCCGGCCCCTGCTCCTGACGGATGAAGGCCCCGACCGCCCCCGTGGGATTGCGCCGCATGACTTCGCGCGGCAGCATCGCGGGCCCGATGTGCTGCGAGCAGACTTCATCGGCCAGCCGCTTGATCTCGTTCGCCTGATCGCTCTTGCGCGGGGCCTGCTCGCCGAGCATCTTGTCGAGTGAGCGATACCGCTTGATCGCCTGTCCGCGGTCTCCCTCGACCCATGACGGCGCGTGAATGACCTCCTCCAGCCGTTCCTTCTCCTCCCGATAGGCTTTCACCTGATGGGGACGGAGCGGATTTGCCGGCTGGCGTTCGGCGTCGAGCATGGCCTGCAACTGGTCAACCGCGCTCATACACACCTCGGTCGGGCATGGCCGGCGGGCGTCCCTTGCGAAGCAAGGGCACGTGCCGGGCAGCGGTGATGAGAACGTTGCGGAACACCTCGTCGGGGACTTCCCCGTGGAGGCCCGTGGTCTGCCAACCCATCGTCTGGTTGTCGTAGGCCGTCAGCGTGATTTCGAAGATGGGATGCGGTCCCAGGCGCGGAGACGGGCCGCCGTTCATGGCGGAAAGGCAGATGCCATCTGCCGCGCGATCTCCGGCTCGAGGAACCCGTCGATGACGACGTGGCGGTAGGGCTGGGCCTGCTGGAAGGCCCGGTGGAGTGACGACAGCGGGACGGTAAACGGTGCGGCCACCATCGGCTGTGTTTCGATGACCGCGCCGTTTGTCGTCATAGGGTTACGTGATTGCCGTCAGCGCCGTCCCGGAGCCTTCCTGGTACGACTCCACGATCTGCGCCTCGTTCGCCCCGAAGTTGTCGATGACCAACCCGGAGGTGATGACGCCCACTCTCGGGAAGCGGCAGTTGATGATGTGAACCCCGTCGGCGACGTCGGCCGTGGTACCGTCGATGCAGACCCCCATCGTCCCGGAGGTCGTCCACACGCAGTTCTCAATGACGCCGTGATCAGAGGCCGTGGCGAAGGCCAACGGAGTAGCCCACGCGCCCGCCGTGTTGTGAAACCAGCAGTCCTTGATGGTGGCGTGCGCGGTGGCGATGTCGAGTGCCCGCCCCTGCGCCCCCTGCGCGACGAACGCGCAGGCGCTGACGTAGATCGTCGCTAGCGTGATCGTGCCGGAGTGCTTGGCGATCGAGGCCCCTCCGGCGTCCGAGGAGTCCGCCCGGTAGCCGAGGTCGATGCCGTACGTGCCGACGACCGGGCTGGCCGTCTCCAGGTCGAAGTAGCAGGCATGGAAGATTGTGCCGCGGGGGCTCGCGTTCCTGAACTGAACGGCCGAGAATCCCGAGGTCGGCCGCAGGGTCAGGAAGTTCACCGCAACGTCGTTGGCCTCGATGGACAGGAGCGCCGTGCTGGTCCCCGTCGAGGTGAGGATTGACTTCGGGCGCACGGCGCGGACGTCATCCGGACCATAGGGATTACGCACGCCGTAAACCGTCAGCCCAGCCTTCGTCAGCCGCTGCACGGCCGTGACGGTGTGCGTGCCCTCGAGCAGCACCGCAACGTCTCCCGCGCTCGCGGTGGCAAGCGTGTTGAATCGGTTGAGGTCGCGGATCGCGCGCTCGGGGCTCAGCCCGTCGTTGTCGTTGGAGGCATCGAAGCTGTCCCCGTTGATGACGTAGGACGCCGCCGGAGCCACGTAGAAGACGCGGCCCGTTTGCACGATCGGGTACCCTTGCAGCCCCCCGTATTTGGTGAGCATCGTCATCGGTCGAACCTCATACGGCGGGCTGGCACCTCAGCCCGGATGATTCCCGCCGCGAAGAAGGAACATCGGCCAGCCGGCCGCGCCGAGGCGAAGGGCGCGTTGTCCACAGGAGGATCAGACACCAGCCGGCCGATGACGGGTTCACTTGCCGCGCTTCTGCTTGACGTTCTTGGACTTGGCCCAGGTGAACGGAGGTTTCTTCATCAGGACACCTGTTGACCAAACACCCAGCGCCAGTCCGTCCAGCCGAGCGAGATACGGCAGTACTTCCGCCACTTGTAGACGAGGGTGTCGAAGTCCTCGACCATCGCGAGCGGCTGCTCCTCCCGCGTGATCCAGTGGAGAAACTGCTTCATGTAGGAGCCGTCGATCATCCACCAGTCGTTCACGTCGGTCAGACGAATCCAGCCTCCCGGCATCAGCGAGGACATGACCCCCTGAAGGGCGTTGATGTTGTTGTTCGCAGTGTCGAGCTTGCCGGTCGAGCGGATGATCTCCTCCGCCGGCTCCCAGAGATCAATCGGATACAGCATGGCCGTGCAGTCGATCTCGAAGGGATGCCCCCGGTCATCCCGGAACTTCCGGGCGAGGACGCGCGCGGCCGAGACGCTGACCGCGGTGAGCGAGGCCGTGCCGAAGTTGTCGAACCCGGTGGTCGTGGAGACGCCGGGGGCCCGGGTCGTGTGGGCGTTCGCGCAGAGCGCGGAGCCGTCGCCGCCCGTCTGCCAGGTCGTGTCGTTCGAGAAGGCGTTGAGAAAGGTCTGGGCGGCCCACTTCTGCCGGGTACGGGCGTACGCGTTGCCCAGCCCGGTCGGCTTGGCGTCCATGATGCTGTAGAGTTCGTCCTCGGCCAGCGTGTGCTCGACCGAGAAGCCCTTGGCGTACTGCACGTGCGTCAGGGTGGTGTCATACCCCTCGTACACGTCGTCGTACTTGACCGAGCCGGTGAAGGTCTCAAAGTCGCCGAAGGTGCCCACCTGCGAGAAGCGGGTGGTGTCCTTCTGCGGGCCGAGATCGCCGTCCATGTTGTAGAACTTCGCGACGGCATCCGGGATCTGCTTGTAGGCGTTGTCGTAGATGCGCTTGAAGCGCGAATCGAGGAGATCGGGATAACTGCCGGACGCTGCGGGCATTTATGACTCCTTCATGTCCCCTGCGTCAGGATGTGGCTGACGAGGTTGGCGTAGACGTAGCTCTTCTGCCGGGCGTTGGCCTGGCTGGAAATGTCGAACTCGAGCGCGAGCGGTCGGAAGTCCGCTCCGGTGCCGACGGCCACGTCCTGTTCGGCGTTGGCCAGCGTGCGCGAGGTGTTCACGTTGTCGCCCGCGACGTCGTTCGGCGTCCAGGGGACGGTAATGAAGACGTCGTTGACGGCGATGTCGTTCAGGAAGGGCACGGTGACCGTGGCCGTGGTGGCGGCGACCGACGTGATCTTGCGCGTCTGGCCGAGGTTGGCCCCGCCGACGCACACGATCGTCCCCTCGTCCATCGAGGGGGAGTTGGGGGCCACGTCTCCGGTGGTGATGGTCACGACGGTCCCCCCCGTGTCGACGACGGAGTTGGTCGTGATCGAGAGCTGCGCGTCCAGTTCGTCGCCCACCATCAACATCCGGTAGACGGCGTAGGGATTGGTGATGACCTGCACGGTGCCTTCGACGGCGCCCTGCGTGGTCGAGTAGGTGCCGGTGTCGATCGTCACGCCGACCTGCGAGGCGACCGTGGTGCGGAGACCAACCACGATGCCGGCGAGGCCGTCCGTGATGACTGTGGCGAGGATGCCGGCGGTGGCGAAGGTCGCCGAAATCTTCATGTCGCGCAGGATCATCTGTCCGCCGATTTCGTCCCATGCGTAGTTCATCGAGGATCTTTCTGCCGGGGACTCTGAGGCTTCCCGGCTGGCCTAACGTCCATGACGCGCCCAGCGGCCTTTGCCCGGACTCCGGCGCACGTCGCCCACCGCGTCGTGGAAGGATTGGTGGATGTAGGCCGCGGCCCGCGTGCTGTGCTGGCCGCAGTCCTGACAGAACGCGTTGATCGTCGTGCGGCGATACAGCTCGTATCCAGCACGACGAGGGTTGAAGCGATGCACGCAGAAGTCGCAGAGGACAACACACTTTTGCAGCCCGATCTTGTCCGCGATCCATCCCCCGGCCGTGCGTCCGCTGGGCCGCCCGTGGCCATGAATCGTGAAGGCCGCAGCGCGCCGGACGGCGGTGTCGGGTTGCGGAACGTAGATAGTCAGGCTCATCCGAACTTGCGCTTCCAGCGGTCGAGGTCGACGTACTTGAGTTCTTCCTTCTTCTGCTCGTCCGTGTACCGAAGGTGGTTCCAGTGGTCCATGAGCGGCTTCGGCACGTCTTTGAAGGGATCGGGCTTCCCCGGTGGCGTGCGACTGCCACCGCCCCGGGTCTCGATCGCGGTGTCGGCGTGGTCCCGGGCGTAGTCCCGGGTCTTCAAGGCATCGGCCAGCCTGTCGAGCGAGCCGAAGGTCTGACGAAGGGCCTGACGCTGCACCCGGGGGTCGCGGATATCCGCCCCCAGGTCTTCAGCAATCTCGG